TCAAACTGCTGACTAACATCTCCAGCAACAGGAGCGTCTTCAGAATAAAACCTTACCGCAGGACACTGAAGAGTAAAACCAGTTGGTGTAGCTGTGTAATTAAAACCTTGTTGAGTACACACTGCAGTTGACGCTGGACCCGCTGTAGAACACGCTGTGGTTATAGAACTATTTATAATCTCCATAGCAGATCCTGCTGGAGGATTAACATAATTATTAAACTTATCAGTTACCGTACCCCCTTGACCTGAAAGGTCATTAGGAAGTAACGGTTGAAAGTTGCCTATAGCTGTACTACCTATAGGTGTCTGAAACTCAACAGAGTTAACCAGATCACTTACAGAAGCATAAGGTATTGGACAGGTAAAAGTCCAGCTTATACTAAAAGGACTTGGCTGTTGAAAAGCAGGTTTTGAATCAGGACCAATAGCCTGTGGATTACCACCACTAACTTGAGCGGAGGGAGCAGACTGCATATTTAGATCAAAAGTCAATGTTAATCCTGCGATGATTGGCAATGTTAATGCTGATAAATCAAAAGTCATTTGTGAATCAGTAACAGCAACAGAAGCGGGACCACCTGCGGCTGCCTGTCCTATTGTATAATTAACACCATTACTTGCTATTGGAGCATCTAACCCTACACCCCCTATTTCTTCTACTATATGTTTAGTAGTATAATTTATAGGTATTTTTTGCCCGTTTTCATTAACAACATCGTAACCGTCTACATAATTCCCATATATTAATCTGTTACCTTGAATGGTTTGAGCTTTAGCAATTCTGGGTACATTATCATATTGTCTTAATAATTCATCTGAACCTAAGGTTGTAAATATTTTACTATTACTAAAAGTTAAACTTTGTTGTATTTCATCAGCCCACCCTAAATCTTTTTTATTATATCTTTCTATTACATAAATAACATTATTACCACTTTCTTTATAAAGCAAGTCTACTTGAATAACTCTTTTAGATCCTGTAGAGAAACCAATAGTAGCACCATTAAAGCGATTTAACATACCTGCATTGTTATAGGTATCTAAATTAAATCTAAAAGATCCAGGCTGAAAAGCTGGCATACTAAATAAAGACGTAGCACTATACCCGCCATCTTGATATCTATATCTATAAGCAAAACATAAAAATCTTGTTTCCATATAATTTTCATCACCTGGAAAATCTTCTAATGTTACTTCAGGAACAGGTAAAGGAGTGTATGTAAGAGTAGAGCTCTCAAACCCTGGAGGTTTTACTATCACACCTATATCTTCTTCACGTATACCGTCAGAACCTGCAGGAACATTTGTAGCTGCTGGATCATCATAATTTCTTTTTACATTTATATATCTTGGAGGGTTTTTATCGTCCGTAAAAAATAATTGATTTTCAATTTTACTTACTCCAGTGACTAAGAATTTAGGATCAAAATTTAAAGTTGTGTTAACATTACCAGGCTGCCCGTCCCACACTGAAACCACATGATAAGTAACTACATTACTATTAGTGTTAAATGAAACTATCATATCACACTTACCTGTAGGAGATGCAGCGTTAGCAGAGTCATGAACAAACCAATATAGAGTTTCTTCCATTCCGTCTTCATAAACTCCTATGCAAGAAGTAGATGCAGGGGTTAAAGGATTACTGTCGTAAGCTAAAAAAGTTAATTGAGTATTACCTTTTGAATTTTCTACAGCACCTACTTCAGTAGACTCAGTAGAACCTAATCTAACATTTAATGCATCTACATATTCTCCACGTGGAACTAAGCGTTCATCAACGCTTTTATTCATTTTACCTGCTATAAAATTTGATCTAATATCTGCCATTCTACTTTATCCATTTATTCTGACCTCTTAAGTTTTGTAAAAGCCTTCCAGGGTGTATATTACTTAATCTTAATTTAGCGTTTCTTAATAAAGAAGATTTATCTTTTCTTGCTCTATTAACCACATATTCTTGAACTCCAAATTTACTATTTACAATAGAGTATCTTATGTACGCATATATAAATTCTTCAAATAATTTATTAACACTAACTGAAGAATCATCTCCTTTTTCTAATCCATCCGATACGTATTCTAAAACTACAAATTTACCCATCATTCCTGAATTAAAATTAATTACACCCGCTTTTTTATTTATACTAAAAGTAGGGTTTGCATTTGCGGTTTCTGTATTCATCCCAAATCTACCGCCAACTGCATAATCAAAGTACCAAGTGCCATCTATATTATAACCCAACGAACCATTATAAGGTCCTGTACCCATGTACATATTTTTTTGACTTCCGTTTAATCTTTTTATATCAAAGAAAGAATCAGCTGGTTTCAATACATTTCCGTCTATATCAAATAAAATACGACAGTCATTATCCTGCAAATAAGCTCCACTCCAATTAGTCTGAATATTTTCAGTCATAGGGAAAAGCATTCCCCCTTCCATTAAAGAAACTCTTACCCAATTTACATAATCGGGAGGAAGAACAAATCTTAATTCTTCACAAACCTCTAATTCTAATATTTTTACTTCTTTCATCGCATCATAATTCAATTCTTGAACTCCTCTTTTTGCGTGAAATAAAACTTGATATCTATTTATGTTGTTAATAATCTCATGGTTACCTTGATACATTAACATAAAATTATTAACTATATTTTCTAAAGTAATATATTGGTATGATCCCCAATTTGCTTCAGATTCAGGACTCGACCCTGGAGGTACTATACCGTTTTCGTAATATTGATAATCTGTAATATATGCCATAATTAAGCTGTTTCTTGGTTATCTAAAGTTTCTTCAGTTCCTCCAAATTTATACACCATATCTTCTCTAATTTCAATACCTACGTATTGACAAATTTTAGCAATTAAACTTGGCTCATCAGAATCTGGTAACTCAAACTCTTGAAAATCTGCAGCACCTGGATTAAATTGAGGCTCTCCTCCTACTAAAAATTGCCAGGTCCACTGAGGATCAACTGGGTATCTAATGTATTGAGCCTGTATATCTCCTGCATTAAGTATAGTTGTAGGATAAATTGTAACTGTATTTCCTAAAGTTCCAATAGCGGTATTAGAACTCGCCCCACCTAATACATAAGCAGGAAAAGTTTTTGATGGAGCTGTTAGCATAGAACTTGTTAGTAAAAATATTTTATTTTGATTTACTCTTTCTACTTCTTTAATATCTGTATTTGAATATATAACATAACTATTTCCTACCGCTAAAAATATATCATCACTTAATGATAAAGCATTTGCATTTACAACTCCAGTAACAAAAGCTTGTGTTAAAGTTGTTGTATTAACTACCAAACTCCCAATAGGAGGTGTTGGAGCTGAGACAGGTATAGTTGTCCATCCTACTGCTGCAGCATCGTCAAGCTGCCCTACTGTTATAGCTGTGTTTGTACCCGTAAATAAAGGTTTAGAATAATAAAATAATTTATTTATTAAATAATAATCGTTTGGCAATGCAAAAGTGTTAGCGTTAGTTTGCCCTAAAAATACTGAAGCTGAAAAACTATCTATAACCTCTACTATACCCTTTACAATATTAGCATATCCTGTGCCTGAAACTCTTTGATTTTCTTTAGTTATCCAATTATTATACTGATAGAAATAATCTTCAAACATATCCATCTGAGCTTGCTTAGCATAAAGATTAAAATCTTGCGGAGATATATATCCGTAGTTATTTTTATTAGCTATTGCTAATACAGTATTCCGTACCTCATTTATTGATGCCGCCATAAACTTTAAATGTTTTCACAAAGATAGTAAAAAAAAAAGAGGCCTACTTTTTTTGTAGACCTCTCTTTACTTACTAATATGCTTAAGCTAATTAAGCATTTACAATACTCGTTACAGCTTTCGGTAGATTCATCTCGAAATAAGATTTTTGCCAAGAAGTAGCTAAAGCTGTTTCCTGTGCATCTAAGATAGCTGTGTAAACATCATGAGCAACTTGTGCTGCAGTTGTTACTGTAGTAGTTGTACCATCAACATATTTGATTGTAACTGTTGTTGCTGTAGCAGTTGCTGTAGCAATTGCTTTAACTCCATCAAGGCTGATCAACTGACCAGTGATAGGAGCATTCGTAATTTTAAGAAATTTTACCATTTTATAAAAAGGTTTTAATGGGTTAATAAAGTGCAAATATACATAAAAAAAAAGCACCCTATTAAGGTGCTCTTTTATTGTGCTTATATTATTTTATAAACTTTTCTTTAAAAGCTTATAAGTTTCTATTCCTTCATCTCTTTGCATGTAAGAAGCAACTATATCATTATGATCTTCTCCGAAAGGAACAGTTAATAGTTTCTTTTTATTTTGAGGCAAATTAAAGTACACATCTCTTTGTTTATTTCTTAAAGTAAGTATCCCTTTTTGAAAGAAAACAACTACATCATCTTTTACTTGTAAAGTTGGATCATTTAAAACATCCATAAATTCAATAGGATAATTTCTTGAGAAAACTAATATATCTCTTTTTAATTCAGCTGTACTCATACTATCCACCTGAGACCCCATAAGAACTCTACCTACAGTAGCCATTTTATCTATAGATAAATCACGAGCTAAAAGTTGAGAGTCTAAAATTATATTCTCCATTTCCATCATTTCAGCAGCGTCTTTTGCTTCATTTATTTCCTCAAATAAATTTCCATTACCAGGATGTAAAGAAAGGAAGTGTTGAAGTACTTGGTTTGTTTTTTGTACATGAAGCATTCCATCCTCAAATACAATAGGCTCCATTATTGCGTTACCATCTTGCTCATCCTCAAAAGGAGATCTTTGGTTTTTTGCATAACGAAGTGGTCTATTAACCCCTGTATCTTCATCAAAATGTAAAAGATTAGTTCTTTTAGAATGGTGAGAAGAAAGCATATATGCTAAAGGAGTTTTGTTGTTTGTTAATTTGTAGCTCTTAGCTACCAGTATTTTTTTTGTTTTCATTTTATATAATTTAATTAAAGTTAAAAAAAAGGGGAGGAGGTTAGTCCCCCCCTAAATTAGTGTTACTTAGTCTTGGAATAAGAAGAAGTTGTTTGCACCTAAAGTACAACAAGCTCTTTCACTCAAGAAGTTAACTTGCATAGCATCTAAAGAAGATGTTCTTGCACCACCAGCAGAACCAGTAATCCAAGTTTTGTAACGTCTATCTTCAGTTTCAGAAGCTCTATAACGAACATGTAAGAATGGACGCTTAGCGTTCTTTCCTAACACTTGGTCATATACAGAAGTAGAACCAGCAGGAACTAAAAGTCCGTTGATGTTTCCACCTACAATATCACCTCTCATTGTAGCATCGTTTAAGTATTTCCAGTCAGACTTGTAAAAGTCATATCCTCTACGGAATCCTGTAAAACCTAAATTTAAAGCCATGTCTTCGTCATTATCAAATAATCCGTATGAAGTACCACCCGCTCCGTAAGAGTTTTGAGCAGCTAACATATCGTCAATATCAAATGAGAATTGTCTATTACAGAAAATAACATTTTCTTCAATAGCTCCTTGTCTGTCAAGTCTTTGAATAACTGTATCGAAACCAGCTAAAGTAGTTGGGTTACCACCACCCCAAACATTTCCTCTACTTCCTACTACAAAGAATACACCTTCAGAACCAGCGTTAATTACACCAGCTGCAGGAGCAGCAGTTGAAAGAGCAGCCTCTGCACCAGAACCTGTTGCAGCTGGAACAGCTTCAATCATTGCAGTTTCAAGGTAGTCCTCAAATCTTAATCTTGTTTCGTGCTCAGACTTCATGTACCATAAGTATCCTGATCCACCATTTTCAGTAGAAATTTCAACCCATCCAATTTGTGCCATTTCAGAACCACTTACTTCGTAAGTATCTTTAATGATAATTGGTTTGTTGTCAAAGAATACATCGTTAGCCTCTAATGAGTCTACCATTCCTGGAGTTCCCTTAGCAAATTCCGAACCATAAATCATTATAGTTAATGTTGATGGAGTTGCTGGAACTACTGATAAAGCTTCGTAGAATGCTACAGTAATTGTGTTAGCTGTTACGCCTGTTACAACTGCTTTATTTTGCAATATAGATCCTGGAGTATTATCAGATATAAAAATAGTTTGACCTATTCTTACTGCAATGTTAGATCCTGCTGGAACTATCGATCCTAAAGGAACTGTTAATACACCTACAGTAGCACCTGTTACTGCTAATGTTACATCAGTGTATTTAGTATGTAACCTTCCTTGTTCAGCCCATTTGATCATGTCTGAGTTAGAAGGCATTTCAGCGCCTACCATTCTTAAGAATGAAGCTACTGTTCTATTACCATATCTTTCAAATTCTTTCTCGTATGTATCTGGAAGATACTGATTTAAGAAATCAAAGTTGGTAATGTAATTACTTGGTAGGGCTACTCTCTCCGCACTTGGCTGAAGATCAAACCCTGGGGCTGCATTTACTGGCATTTTTTTTGTTTTTTAGTTTATAATTTTTTAATACTTTTAATTTTGAGTCCTCTACCGCTACTTGTATCACCTATAGCTTTGATTTGTAATCCATCTCTATTTAATGAAACTGGGGTTTTCCTCATTTCCATGTTAATATTTTTAGATTTTTTACTTACACTATCTACAGTCTGAGTTACTCCTTGATTGTAGAAAAATTCAGCAAATTTATCAATATTCATAGCTACTGACATTGCCCTATGATATCCTTGAGCATCATTCATCAAACCCGTCTCCTTATCCATAAATTTATTTACGAAAGTGTTAACATCTGATTGTTTGCTCTTTAGTTCATTAGCATCACCAGGTTTAAATGTAAAATTATTTTCTCCGACAGCGAACTCAAAACCTTTGAATTCATCGTTAAAGACCTGATCGGTCTTATCTAAAAAATAATCGTACCTTTTCTTTTGTGCATCTTGAGCATTGGTAGACTCCTCTATATAACTTTTATAACTACTAAATTTTTCTTTGTCCTCGTCAGATAATCCACCCCCACTTGACTCAAGAGGAGTGTTGTATTTATCTTTTTGTTCATTGAAAAACCTTTTAGCCTTTACAAGTTCTTTCTTTTTTGCTCTCTCAATTTTCTTAATATCGTTTGGCTCGTCTAAATCTTCATCGTAACCAAACTTGTCTTGCATTAAGTCTTTAATATCCTCACTATCTAAACCTTCTTCAGTTTGAGAATAATATTGAGACAACACCTTATCGCTGTCCATATCATCATAATTTTGCTGTAATTTTACAAAATCATTAATTCCACGTCCAGTTTCTTTTTTATACTCAAAGTATGCCGAAACATCTTCAGGTAATTCTTCATTAGTTTTTGTTGTAGAAAACAACTCATCTACTGAAGATATATCTTTATCATATCTTTCTTTTATATAAGAAATAATACTTTCATCATTTAACCCGTCTGATTTAGATTCTTCAGAGGATGAATCCTCTATTTTTTCTTCAACAGCTGGAACTATAGTTTCCTCTTTTGAATCTGAAAACTTTTCCTCATGTTTCTCAAGTAATGCTTTTTCTATTTCTTGAGTTGATTTTTGTTCAATACCTGTTACTTCTTTTACTACAAATTTTTGGTCTTCCATTTTATTTAATTTAATTTATGCAAAGTTAATATTTATTTAATTATTTTTTCAAGCACTATCTGGGATTAAATTCTGCTAAATCAAATCCATCTAAACTATCTTCATTAGACTCAAAATTCATAGCTGGTAAATTGTTTTTTCTTTGTTCAATCATTTTAGATTGTTGAGTATTACCCTCAGCTATTCTCTCAGATTTACCTTCTTCTCTACTTTTTTCTCGCATGTCTACTTGTTGTTGGTCCAAGCCTCGTAATTTCATGTTGTAGTTAAATTCAACATCCATTAATCTTCTTTTTAATTCAGCCTCATTAGTTTGCTTTTCAATTTCAAAAGCAATTTCCGCTTGTTTAATTTGAATCTTTGCCTGCATCTCTTGTTGACTTTGTTGCATTTTAGCTTGAGCCGCTTGTTTCTGAAGAGCTTGTTGTTGCTGTCCTTGCATAGCCTGCTTTTGCATTTCTGCTTCTTTCTTTTCAGCAGCACTTTGTTTACGTTTGACTTTTAATAATTGATTGGCCATTTTTAAATTATTAATAGTTCTAATATCAATAGCATCCTCTAAGTCAATTCCTCCCATTTTTAATGCCACTTGAATGTTAGCCTCTAACTGTTGTTTTTCTTCTTCATCAGGACTCATTTCAATAAATACACCAAAGTCATATAAATATAAATTTCTAATTTCTTCTATAATTCCTAAATTATATTTACCGATTTGCATAGCAAACTCATCTTTAAAGTCAGCATATTCTAAAACATCTGCAGTCCTTATTGAAAGAGCTTCAGCTAAAGTTCTGGTTATATATAAACTTGAATTAAGAATATGCCTCGTAGCTACATTAGAATTTAACGCTGCTAATTTCTGAACGCCCACTAAAGAGTTAGGGTCAGGAGTAGAGGCATCTCTGGCTTCATTTAATCCAGTTACTTGTCTTATCATTCCTAAGTAGTGGTTATAATTACCTATAAGCATTTGCATCTTACTGCTACCACTATTAGATGTTAGCTGAGTAATTGGAACTTTTGCATTATTATATTCTCCATCTTGAGTGTAACTTCTACCTACCACACTACCTGTTTGAAAGTATAATCGTAAAGCATCTGAAGGATCATAAGCATTCCCCGTTCCTAAATCCACTTCACTTAAACCGTCAGCATCAATAAAAACACCATCAGGAACCACTTTAGAAACAACTTGTTGTAATTTTAAATGACTTATTTGAATTAAATCTGCAAAAGGAATCATTCTTTTTACTAAAGAGTCTAAAATTCCTTTATACATTCTTGGAGCACATGCTACATAATTAGCCATAGCATGTTGATTAGCAGAATTAGGACGAACCATATTCTCCATCATTTCCCACTTAAGCAACATATTACTTCCCATTACCATAACCCCGTCATACCATAGATCAATTCTTTTTTCTACCCTTTCAAAATTACCTTCTTCCATCATTTCTTCAGGAGGGTTAAATTGATCATCTTTCTCTACTGTTTTAAAAGTTCCTTCTGCAGTTTGTTTTTTCTTATAAACAAAACTATTAGTTGTTTTATAATTAAAAAATAATAACGTACAGGTGTCTCTTGCAAACATACTGTTCTCATAAATAGCGGCAGTATTATAGTAGTCATACCACGCTTGACTATATTTAGATATCTCTTCTAAATCTTCTGTTGTTAGATCTGGATTAATCTTTAATACTTCTGTGATAGGAACAGTTTTAAGTTCTCCCCAATAAAAACAATCTTTAAAGTAAGGATCTTCAGTATAACTATAAACTACATTTGCAGGATCAACATACTCAACTTTAATTCCATCTCCTTTTTGAAACATGTGCTTACTAATACCTATACCTATAGTTGTTAAATCATAATCTACTCTTTTTCTAATATCAATATAGTGATTTTCTTCAAGCATTGTATTAATAGCTATTTCATTAGCTATCTCTATTCCTGGCTTATAATTTAACTGCATATACAACTCCATTTCGGAATCGCTTTGAGGAAGCGTTTTAGGATCTACTTGAAAAACATTCATTTTAAAATCTTTTTCAACTTGATGAAATAAATCTTGAGCAGCTACATTTACCGAAATCATTTTTTGAAATTCACTTCTCTTTTCTGCAGACATAGCGTCTTGAGCCTGACAGTTCACTTTGAATAATCTATCAGCCATTCCGTTTACTACTATATCAACAAACTTAGGTATAATAGGAATAGGGGACCAGTCTAAGTTAAGGTAAGATAAATCTCCGTCTACCGCTAATTCGTTTTTATATTTTGCAACTGATTGCTCTCCTCTTGCATACAGCCTTAATCGGTTAAAATCTGCCCACTGATTGTAGAATCTACAATTCATGCCATCCTTTCTAAACCACTCATATTGTATTGCTTGACCTACCTGTAGTCCAAAAGTTTTTTTCTTTTTATCTGCATCGGACACAAATTGATCTGGGAAGGCAGCTGATTGTATATTTATAGTGACTGCTTTCATGTAATTATTTTACTTAGTGTATTCTTATTATTATATCTTGCAAAGTTAATACTTATTTTTGATTTTTCTTTAGATGGGGTGTATAAGTGTTTTTGGTTGGCCATAATAGCTAATCCTGAACTAATAGCTGCATCAAACTTAGTTCTATTACTGATATCAAACTTAGCCCAGTCTTCTAAAGTTCTTTGAAAATACATCCTGCCCATATCATCTTGATCCCTGTAATCCCCCAATAAATCAATACCTACATGTTTTTCAATATATGATTCTATTGCTGAAGCATGAGATTGTTTTACGTCTTCAGAAGTGTTGGGTATTCCGCCTAATTCTTTTTCTGTTTTAGATAATCTGTTATATGTTTTGTCAGGACGATTTAAACAATACCCTCTATATCCTCTGTTTTTAAAGTGATACAATAAACGAGGTTTATTATTTTCACAAAGTATAGGCATTCCGTAAAATACACAAGCCATCAATACTTCTTCAAAAAATATTTCAGCAGTTTGTGGTCGAGCTATATATTCTAAAAAAAACTCATTACTTGGTGCACTATCCATATTAAATTTAGTAAGTCCATGTAGAGCCCCATTAGATCCTTTACCTACAACCACACCAGATATATCATAAGAATCACAGCCGAAAGAACCTAAATGCTCATTCCCTGGTTTTTTTATACCTCTGGTTGTTATAACCTTATTCATCAATCCTTTACCTGGAGTCCATGTTACTAAAAATCTTCCGTTTTTATTAGGCGACCATATTACTTCAGTATCTTTAATTCCATCCTTCCACTGAAAAGATCCTTGTGTAGTATGATGCTCTATAATTAAAGAATCATTATAATCTACTTGCTGATATATTTTTGTCAAATTAAATAAAGACTGTTTGCTTTCATCTCTAAACGCATGGGATTCTGTTCTGGGAAATTGTCTGTAAAACTCATTTAAAGCATCAGGATCTTGAGTTAAAGAAGCCACCTCGTTTTCCCAATAATCTATTGCTCCTATATTAATATCTTCTCCGTCTATACCTATTATGGGTTTGATAGGTGTTTTAAATACAGGCATTCCATGTCTGTCAATATATCCTTCAAAATTCCATTCCATAGGAACGAATAAACAATACAATCCGCTTTTTGTTTGACCATTTGCATTTCTCTTAGAGGGAAAAGAGTCTTCATAAAGATCTTTAAAATTTCTACCCCCTTTATCTAACGCATTAGAAGTAGATCCCATCATACATTTACCAATAACCTTACTACCTAATCTCAAACAAGTTTTAGTTACCCTCCAGTTGTTTAAAATATTATCAGGCCTTTCCCATTTACCACTCTCATCATGAAGTAATAATTGTAATTTTTCACCATCATAACTGTTATCACCAGTGTTTTTCCAGTCAATAGTAGTATCTAATCCTTCGAGTTCATCGTCAGCCAAATGATACATATTCTTTTTTGTAATTTTAGAAGCAGGAACTCTATATGCTAATTCTGTTTTAGGTTTATCCATACCATCCTGTATAGGCTTAAAAAAGAAAGGGTAATTATTAGATATAGGAACTACTTTGTCGGTAAACATTTTTTTAGCATCAGAACCACTTTTAGATAGTATTCCTATTCTTGAGTCCTTAGTAATAGTGGCTTGATTAACACCCTCACATGAACTCATAAATGAAAATCCTGAACGTCTTATTTTTAAATAGCACATACCAAAACTTCTCTTATCGGCTTTACAGGCTTCCCAGAATATATAAAAGATCCTATTAGCTTCTCTAAAGTCAGGATTCCCTACATCAATTTTTGTCCACTGTAAATACATATAATGAGTCCCCGTTATATATGTAGGGCTCCCGTTATTCATAAACCAATATCCCTGCTCTCTTCTATCAAATTCTCCCTCTATATAGTCTACCCATTGAGATTTAAAAGTATCGGGAGTTTCGTGCCATTGAAATATAGATTTTATTCTATTTAACTCTTTACTTAGTGGGGTTACTTGCCAATATTGATCTTCTTTATTTTTAGATCTTTTAAAAATTTCTTTTGGAGTAGGAGGTAGAGCTATCTTTAAACCATTTATTTCTATAACGCTTTCTATCTGGCCACTCTTAGATATAACAACTATATCATATTTTTCGTTATAGCCATAAAACCATGTTCTTCCTCTGTTTTTATTAGACAAAACAGACTTAGGAATAACCCCTTTTAATTCTTTATATAATTTATTTTGATCTTGACTCTGCAAATCCTTTGGGGATATTAGGTTTTTTTTCGGCAAAATTACCATCCAACATTGACTTTTCTTCTTCTATTCTTTTTAATATTTCAAAAGCATCCATGATGCATAGTTTCTTAGTAGCTGCTGCATTTTTTAATCTGTCTGGGGCTAAAGGATCTTCTGCTTCATATTTTATAATATCTTCTTTAGCTACTTTAATTAATTGCTTAACTGCTTTTTCTCCAGCTTTTATTATTTCTAACTTAATTTCTTTAATATCCATTTTGTTATATTAAGGTTCTATTTTATCCCACAATTCACTTAAACTATCAGCACTAAAAGTAGAGTTAAAAGTCAATGCTTGTGCATACTTCCAAAAAGGTGTATCATACTTAGATCCAAATTGATAATGCCACAATAAAAACGATTCAATCCTATGCATTAGTGCTTTAACCTTACCATTACTTTCTTGAGCATTAACCCCATTAAAAATAGTTTTTTTAGCTTCGATACATAATGTATGATAAAAATTAAGAGAGGTTGCCTCTAAAGGCTCTATAAATCCATACGCATTACCTTGCAATATAGTTCTTTCTCCTATAAACATATTTTTAGCTACATAATTCTCAAATGGAAGTGCATCATTAATTTTTACTATATCAAACCTACTCATAAAATCTTCTCTTGCTTCTTCAGTAGATGTTATTTCACTATTATAAAGATATCCATACGATATAGTGTTCTTGTTAGGTATTACAAAGGTCCACCCATTAGGTGTAGCTACTGCTTGGGTGTATGTTAAATCTCTATCTTTTTCTTTCTTATAGTTAGAAGCAAGAAGTACAGCGTTTATAGGGCTGCTTATTTTCTCATAGTTATCTTTATTCCTATTACATTTTCCTCTACAGTCAAATATAAAATCAGCATCTATTTCGCTCTCAGGATTTTTTATGTTTTTTTCTTTTACATTAAATAACCCAGATTCTAAAACTGCTTTAGATAATTTATTAGGAGTAAAGTGTACTGCGGCTTGATGCATAGCAAAAGAATGAAAAATTTCTTCCTTATTTTTCTCCCACCCCTTATATAATATTCCCATCTTAATAGTTCCATCAATAACATTTTTATCATACCAATTCAAATCCAAGGTGTCATGCAACAGTTCAGTAAAAGAAGGTAACGAACCTTGCCCTACTTTTTCTATAGGATAATTATTTGAATCATGATATATAGTAATCTCACTTTTAGACGAACTACATTCTATTTTTGATAATTCTAATGCGGTTATACATCCAGCATTACCTGCCCCTATAATGGCAATTCTTTTCATTTAATATTTTTATATTTATAAAATATTACATATACTTTTCTTCCTTCTTTCCAAGATTTATTAGGGTATTTACTATGAAAATAATTAGCAGGATATGATACTAATCTGTTTTGCTCATAACCTGCTACAGAAACTAATCTCCACATATCTAATTCTTCAGAGTCTACCTCTATTAACTTATTATATTCCTCGTCTGTTATATGATCAGGAAGATTTTTTCCGTAAACTTCATGTTCCCAAAAAGCTGTTCCATGAAGCTCTTCTACTTTTCTATTAGACATATAAAGAACAGCAGCTCTGTCGGGTTTTTTACCGTCTATATTTAAGTCTGAATGTATACGCCATTTGTTATCAAGATCTTCATTGGAAACTCTAAAAAAACTTAATATATTTTCAACAGGCTTTCCCTCTATCATTCCTAATTTTCTTAAAACATAATCATCAAAAGATGTAGGAGATTCTTGAATGTAAAAATTTTTATCTCCTGCTGTATGTTTTATAAACTCTCCTTTTTTTAAATATTTTTCAGCTATTTTAAATAAATTTTTATCTATAAAATTATCTATAATATGTATCATAATGTCATAGTTATATTGTTTGTAAACATTCGATACAACTTTTCTTCTTCAATAGTAAAAGGATAATCGCTGCCAGGAGTATAAGATATTTTATCCCCCTCTTTTACTCCCAAATCTAACAACTCTTGATTAATATATTTTACAATACCAAACAAAGGTTCTTCGCTTCCTCCTTTAAAAATATACGACTCTTGTAATTCAATAGGTTTTATAAAACAATATTTACCCCAAGCCTTCCATTTGTCTTTATTTTTATACATAAAAAATTGATCATAATCTACTAAAAACAAATTATCTTTTAAATGACTCCTCCCGCTTTTTCTGCGACCTTGCATGTCATTATAAAATTTAAAAACATTATGATGAACTAATAATGTATCTCCTTTTTTAATAGATCCATTATAGTCTATAGGAGTTTCTATTACTGTTGCAAAACGATTAGAAGCTGTATGGTCTTCCTCGGAAACACTGGTGATAAATTTTACTCCAGATATTTCTTTAAGGTTATCGTATCGCCTATCATTGACAGGGGTTACGATAAAAGAATTAGGAGACCTCACTAAAAGTTTATATTATATTCTAATGATATAGGAAGGGTGCTTAAAAATTCTTTCCACATATATATTTCATCACCTCTTTGAATCCATATTTTAAAAGAAATATTATCCCCTTGAATAAGATGTATTTTATGAGAACCGCCTAATACATCTTGACCTACTATATAATGCATAGCTCCAGACTTATAGTCTGAGCCGATTGATATTTTTCTAATGTCCATTTCATTTTATTTTATTTTATTTTATTTTATTTAAAGTTGTGGGGTCTGATACTTCATGCTTAAATCAAAAAACATATCAGCACTATGTTGGGTTTGCCCGCTTGAAAGAGGATCATATCTATAAGTTAAAATAAGACCGTCACCTTGTCCTATTTTTTGAGACCCACCTGAAGCCCATACCATATCTACACATTTTATATCTCCATCATCATTAATAGGCAAAGGGCCTGCCACAGAAAAAGTAAAAGTTCCTACTAATACAGCGTTTGAAGGTGTACAATAATCTTCTATATGCCATAATTCAAAAACATGGGCTATTGGGCCAGATCCAGATGATCCATTAGTGTAAAAAGTACACACTCCTGTAGCTGCGGTAATAGAATTATTTTCTGTTCCACGTATTTGATATTGTAAGGTTGGTTGTTGAAGTATCTGACCAGAACCATATTGCATTGAACTCCATGTAGTTGCAGCTGTTGCTGGAGAAGTATTTACGCTCTGATGAAACATAGTTAGATTCAAATTATTTACTCCTGTTCCACCTGTGGAAGGGCTTCTGGCAACCCAATACTGATTAGCCTGATACTTTTCCTCTCCTACACTGAATCTTTCTCTTATCATTGAGGTTGCTGCAGGTAGTTGCCAAGTTCCATTGGATGCCAAGTTGTGTGCTCTTTCTTCTCCAGATGGTACTCCAGAAGCATTGGGAACATTCCCAACATTAGCTCCTCCAGCAAATACATTAGGAGTAAGAAAAGCGGTAGTACCAACAACATTCGCCTCTAAAGAATCATTTAACCCTGTAGATGTTCCTGTTGATGAAATTTGTACATCTGTAAGTCCTGCTAACGCACCATTACTTATGGTCATAATTTGACCTTGAGCATTTACAGTAATATCAGAATTAGTATAAGAACCAACTGTTACTCCAGTTGGAACTATTGTTGTTGTAACAGTACTAACAGTTCCTGCACTTGTTACAGTAAAGTCCAATCCTCCAGGAGCATTAGTTCCACTGAGGACAACAGTATCAGCACTATTTATAACTGACGAACCAGTGTTCCCTTGTAAGAAAATATATTGCAGAGGAGTTCCTGGTGGAGTAGTCCAGTTTCCTGATCCGTCTAAAAATACATTAGCACTCCCCCCTGAACCATCAGGAACGTACCCTACATTAGATCCTCCTTGGTATTCATGCGGTGTCCATGTTATAGCACCTGTTGTTGTATTTTGTGAAATAGGTACTCCTGTAGAAAGAGTCCCTGATTGTATTGTTACAGAAGTTACTCCTGCCACACTTTGAGAAACCCAGTTTCCAGTACCATCAAGGACAGTACCAGCTGTACCTCCTAATGGTACGTAACCTATATTAGATCCTCCAGCATAAGAATGAGATTTAAGTGCAATATTGTTAGCAGCTATTGTAGCGGTTAAAAAAGTACCTGAAGAAACCCCAGTACTAACTGATTCTGTAAGAACAGCAGTTGTATTTAAAGTTATATCTGTACCACTTCGAGTAGATGTAATTCCAGTACCACCTATTATATCTACAGTAACACCATTAGTTACAGCGGCAGAACCTGCATTGTCTCCTATATTCCAACTTGTCATTCCTCCAGATGCAGGTAGTTGCCAAGTACCATCACCCCTTAAAAATGTTGTATTTGTTCCTCCTTCTGGAACATGCCCTATTTGAGTGTTTCCACTATATGGGTTAGATAGGTATTTTATATCTGTACCAGTTACTACAAACGAACCAGCAGTTGATGGTGTAGCTGTTCCAGTCCCTGCTGAAAAACCTTTCCAATTCCCGTCTCCACCTAAAACTACTGCTGATGTTCCAAGTGAAGGAACAATTCCTGTATTATTACCTCCATTATAAATGTGAGGAGTAACTTGAACTACTCCTGTTGTTGGAGTTATAGTTATAGGAAATCCTATTGAAGTTGTTGCTGGTAGCATGCTTACTGAAGTTACACCTCCACCACCAGAAGCTCCATTAGAAGCAGTTGTTATTCTTCCGTATATATCTACAGTAAGATTTGTATTGGTATAACTACCAGGTGCAACGCCTGAAGCAGTAAGTCCTACTGTAACTGTATCAGGTGCTCCTGCAGCTGTTCCTATACCCGTTCCTCCTGCAATAGTTAAAGTATTACCATTTGTAATCGTTTCAGAACCACTATCTCCAGCAGCGTTAAAACTTGTCATTCCTGAACCTCCTCCAGCTGCGTCTATTGTTATATTACTACCCGTATCTGTAAGGGTGATATTAGTACCCGCTACTAATTTTATTGTATCAACAACTCCAATAGAAGAAGTTAATGATATGTCTGAATCTGATCCACTTTGAACTGAGTCTAAAACATAAGTTGTATCTGATGGTGGAGCTGTATTAGAACTAACGGATGTAATCTGTCCTTGAGCATTTACTGTAAGGTCAGTGTATGTATATGATCCTGCGACTACTGTTGTGTCACTAATCATAATATTCATACCATCATTATTAAAGGTGAGAGTGTTTATACCAGTACCGCCAATAATTCGAACTACCTCAGCATCCATGATGGTTTGATCACCACCAGCATCCCCTTGTAAAACCCAACTTCCCATTCCTGATGGAGGATTTATCCACTGAAGAAAACCATTGTTAGAACTTAGTATTTGATTAGGGCCCCCTGAACCATTAGTCACAAATAGTGCACCAGTAGAAATTGATGGTGTTGTTATATTAGCACTACCTGTAAGAAGAATATTTTGTGTTGAAGTATTTCCTGCAGTTAAAACCTGATCTAAATTAGGACTTGCAGCTGCATTAGTTGTCCACTCTACACCTGTTGCTGTAGCTGTTAAGTATTGTCCTGGAGTACCAACTGAAGCATTTGCACTTATAGTTGTATTTGATCCTAATACTAAACTTCCTGTAAGATCAATATTACCTGTAAGGTTTATATCTTCAGTAGCCGTATCTCCATTAGTTAATACTACTTGTAAAGTTGGTACTGTAGAAGACGCTGCATTAACCCATTGAACTCCTGCTACAGTAGAACTTAGTATTTGACCAGCCACTCCACATGATCCATTTACATCCTCTAAACAACCATCTATATCAATAGTAGAAGTAAAAGTATTTGCTCCTGAAAATGTATTTACCCCTGCCGAAACAATATTAGAAGTTGCATCTAAAGTTAAAGGAGATGTTGCTGTAAGGTTTATACCTATACCTGTAGCGGTATTATTTACAGTTAATACTTGCTGTAAGCTTGGTGTAGAAGGTGGAGGTAAAGTACCCCATTCTATACCTGTTCCCGCACCATTTATTGTTAGTATTTGACCAGTTGTTCCTGTGTTACCAGCATAGTCACTTATTGTTGTTAGTGCTGAAAAATTTAAAGTAGAAGTATCAGATAAAATAAGATTAGAAGATGCACCTACGTTAATATTAGAGCCTGCTCCTGCTATGTTAAGATCAGTACCTCCAGACAAGCTTAACTGTTGACCCGCACCATTCATTATCATTGATAATGATGTTGTATCTCCAATAGCTAAAGTTTGCTGTATATTTTCTCCTCCCCCTCCTGGAGTTGGAGTTGTCCATGTTGCTAATCCACCAGCACCACCTGAAGTAAGAACTTGACCAGCACCACCTGCTGATCCTGTTAGTAGTATTTGGTTTAAATCTATATATCCATTTGGGCCAGGACCACCTGTCAAAACAATACTTTGTGTGGCAAAATTACTTGTATCTAATACTGATTGTAGTCCTTGAAGGACACTACCACCACTACCTATAGAGCCGACTGTAAATGTAACGGTCTTATTATTATCACTAACGTCAGTTGCAATTAGTAAATCATCAACCGCTGGAGTTACCGTAGGGTAGACAATAGTATTTTCAATTTTAGCCATATCTTATTTTGTTATATTGTCATTTCTGTATATTGAACCGTCACCTTTAAAGTATTATCACCCGATCCACTTGCAGTATTTCCTACTCCAGTTAAAACTAAATCTTGATTAACAACAGGTAGAGTAACCATAGTCCCCGCAGATCCCGCTATAGAAGTTTGTGATACTGAATTTAAAAACGATCCTGTAAAACTTGCAAACACTCCTCCTGTTGTAGGAGTTGTATAGTTAACTGAAAAAACATCAGCACCATTGAAAGCATAAGCAGTAGTAACAGTAGTTAATGTTAACAAAATACTTACAGGAACAATAAAAGTATTAGGATTAGTCGAAGCTGGAACTATTGTAAAAGGAGTTGTAACTAAAGCTAAAACTTGTGCTGAAGTTAATTCTAAGCTAACTTCTTTAAATCCTACTAATCCTGTGTTTAATGCAGACACCGTACCTAAATACATATTTTTTGTGGATTGATCAAAAGCATCAGTAATGATTACCATGTCTCTGGTATTAGGAACGCTTTTTATAGGGTATGTTATGGTGTCTCTTATTTTAGCCATTTTCTTTTTCTTCTTCTTTTTGAGTTACTTCTCCTGTCTCTAAATTTATAATCGAATTCTTACCATGCTGTTCTGCAAGTTCAGCTTCCAGTGTTGAAAATTCACCTCTTAAAGATTCTACTTGTAAACATAGTCCATGTTTTTGAAGCTCTAAATCTCCTAATTGAGTTTTAATAGTATTAAACTGTGAATTTAACTCTTGTAAATTCTTTAATGTTTTTTCGTCAATCTTGTTTTCCATTTTTATTTGATTTTAGTTAATTATTTATTAGTGCAAATATAAGAAAAGTTATCTAACACATTTTAATTATATGTATCCTAAATTTTCTAATATCTTTTTATTGACATCGTATCCAAATGATAGTAAAATTCGAGGCTCATCACCTTCTGTTTTTACAGTAGAATGCTCATATTTTCCCGCTACACATATCCAGGGTTTATTTTTAATTACTGGAATAATTTCTTTTACATTATTTTTTTTAATAACTGGCTCTCCTCCATCTTTTGGTTTGCTAATTAATACATTTAAGCGAGTAGTATATTCGTCTAAATTATCTATAGTATCGGTATGCCATTTACACTTATATCCTTTTTCAGAATACACCATCATTATTCCTGACTCAGCATATTTTTTTGCGGGAATTTTATAAGTATTAATTAGCTCCTCTTCAATGTGTTTTAAATCATTATAAGGAAATGAATGCGTAGTTAAAAGTTCTTTTAAATCTTGATTTTGTAAATCCCGAAGACCAAACACCACTCCTTTGTGTCCTCTTGGTGATTGTTTCTGAGATTTTATTAAATCTATGTTTTTTAAAATCCAAGATTTAAGTCTTTGTGATGATTCTTGATTAATCATTTGTTTTGTTTGCTGCTTCCTCCAAAGAAAAAGTCTACTATAGTATTTACTTTAGCTGACATTGCTCCAAATACTGTAGATATAAAACCTATCTCATATTCAGATAAAACAACTTCGTGTAAAACAAAATACTTAAACATAGTGTATGTAAGTAGAAAATAAGCTACCGTAAATAATGCAGCTAATATTTTCTGAATGAAAGCATCGTCTTTATATAATGACCTTGCGTCTTTACGGTCTTCTACTTCTTTATTGAAAGCCTCTCTTTCAGCATCCAACATTATTTTTTTTATAGCAAGTTTAGCCTGAGCACGTTCTTCGTCTGTTGTAATTATCTCATCTAATATTCCTTCTGCATTATCAAGTACTTTGCCAAACAAACCTCCTAATATATTTTTTATCATCTTTTTGATTTTTTACCTACACACTTCCATCTCTTACGAGATAAATTGTTTGGAGTATTAGGATCATTTCTTTTACCTATAGGTAGTCCCATTTTTATTCCATAACTTCTTGCACAATAAGCATCTCCTTTTGACGTTCCAGGTTTAACTCTTGGACCACCACCCTTAGCCTTTCCTGCTTGGCCATAACTAACCTTCTTGCCACTTGCAGTAATTTTTACTTTAGCCTTTCCTTGTCTTGGTATTGCCATTACTTCTTTTTCTTTGGAGTATGATTATAACCTTTTTTCTTTAAAGCTAAATGGTCTTTCATAGTTTTAGCAACTTTTTTTACTCCAGTTTTACTGTACATATTATGTATTGTAAATTTCTTAGCCATTATTTTTTATTTTTAGGTAAAGACTTAATCTTTCCGTTTTCTGTTCTTGCGTATCTATGAGTAGAAGTTTCTTTACTTGCTATTAATGTACCACAGTACTTTCCCTTACCGTACTCCCAACATACTTTTTTTCCTGTTCTTCCTTTCTTTGCCATATTAATATAACCAAATTGCGTCAGACTTATCAGGATCGTTGTCTACATGTATGAATGATTTTGCAATCCCCAATCTTGTATAGCCGACATTAATTAAAGCTCTAACTATTATTGATCTGTGTTTTGAATTAGTGCAGTGTATATCCGCTGCATATCCTTTTAGATGAGAAGATCTAATTGGATCCCTACCTAAACTCTTATAGATAGCATTATTCTTAGCTTCAGTACGAAACCCACTGTTGATTTTAAAAGGAATCTGCGCTTCTTCACGAGCACAATCTAACATCTCTAAGAAATCATCATCCATATATTTACCTGAGCCTGGCTTATCAGAGGAATCAAATTCCTGTAAGGTAAAATATTTCATAATTACTTTTTCTTTTTTACAAACTTATAAATTGTAAATGCAATAGCAAGCGATAGAGAAACAAACTGAAGTATTTCATTAGCCTGCATTAATGTTAAACCTAATGCTCCTGCATTAGCAGTTACTACCTCTATAGTATCTTTCACTTCTACATTCATTTTTTTAAATTATAAGTACAAGTTCTAACATATACTATTTCTCCTGTTGACGTTGATGTTTGTGTCCAATTCATTTTGCAAATATATAAATTTATCCTTTAGCTGCTTTCATTGTTTTTAAAGCTTTAGCGGTTTGATAGCCTTTCTTTGCAGTCTTAAATGTCTTAACTATTCCACCCCCCGCTATCATACCTAATGCTTCTCCTGCAGTCTTTGGAACAATAGTATCAACAATCTTTGCAGCTATACTTCCTTTTTTAGGAGCATACTTTGCTTTTTCAGCATCTGTACGCTTAGCTGGAGCTTTAAAGGCTGTAGTTTTAGTTTTTTTAGGAGCTATACTATTAGTAGTTTTTTTCTTTGTGGTATTACTGTTGTTATTACCCCATATACTTTTGGTAGTATTATTCCTTTTATTATTCTTTAGAATAGTACGTTTAGCTTTGGTTACTTTTGTTTTTTTATTAGGCATAATTTTTATTTTTATTATTCTCTTGGCGGAGCTGGTTGTCTATCCCAAGAACCTCTACTTGTATCGTCTACATCTTTTAATTCTTCTGTTCGAGTTGATATAGCCCTTGGATTAAGTCTTAAACCCGTCATCCATGATTGCATATCTCTATTTATTTCGCCATCCCAATGAACTATAGCTATAGATGTATCATTACTCCATCTTGATGTGTTCCAGCTATCTTCTAAAACCCATCCAAAATCAAATCCAGATCTTAGATTAGCTTGACTTATTTGTAAATAACTTAAATTTCTTGCCATAATTATAATTGTGGTGGATGATCAGTAGACACATTAGTTGCAGACATGTTAAGTAACTTAATATTTTTCCCTCCGACAGTGTCAATCAAAGGACTCGCAAAAGCTCCTGAAGGGTTAAACATAGAATAATAATTTTGTAGATTTCCAGAAAAAGAAAAATCAGAAGCATAACACTTTGATGCAGTATTATTGTAAAGCTCAAGTATCTGTGGTTCAGTCAAAGCTTTATTCCAGATTGCTAAATGACACATTAGTCCATTAAAATAACCTCCAAAAGCACTCCTTCCTAAAGAGCATAATGTATTTGATATAAATTCAACATCCCTACTGCCTAAATTAACTGCAGGTCCAGAAACACCATCTAAATATCCGAGACCTGTGCTATTATCCTCATCTACTACGATAGAAACTAAATGCCATTGATTAGCATTCATTTTAGGAGTTTCAATATTTATATTTCCTGGAGCACCAGTACCTCCACCACTTCTAAAAATTGTAGCTCCATCCGCCTGCGCTCTATAAGACCAAATGCCTTGTGGAGGGGTAGGTGCTGCTCCTGCACTATCTAATACATAATAATTACCTAAAGTAGGGATTTTGAGCCATACACTTATAGTAAAACTACCAGTTCCTCCAGTTCCTAATATGGGACCTCCACCTACTACATCTCCGAACTCTGTAATTCCATCAAACTCCAATGAATAATCAGTAGTACATGTAAATACTGGAGCTAATCTCCCAGCCTTTAAGCTAAATACAGAACTTATTCCTACTCCTATTCCTGTAGACATATTACCAGAGTGCTATAATGTTCTCAGCTGTAGTCGTTTTGGTAGGGGTTCCTGCACCGCCAAGCCCACTACCAACTCTTACTACTTGAGTAGGTAAAAAAGATGCGTCTGCTATATTTTTAAATAAGTACTCAACTCCTGGTTGTTTTCCATTTTGCTGAGCTAACTGCATAGAAACATTACCCGTAATTCCTACAAATAAAATACAAGCAGGAGTAGCCTCATTATATATTTGAAATGTTGTAGCTGCTCCTGCTACAACTCCATCAGCAACAGTTACACTTAAAGATGTTTCACTATCTACAGATAAAACTTCATAAGCTTTAGAGGTAGCGTATATAATTGCTCCTATTCTAACTCTATCTGTTATAAAAGTAGATAAAGCTGAAGAAAAAGTTCCTGCAACCGATCCGTTTCCGTCTACGTTTGAAGTCACAAATGTATCTGGATTAGGTATTCTAACAGAATCACTTGGTATAACTGGTAAGCTAAGACTTACTTGTAATTTTTGGTATGCCATATTTTTTTATTTATTATAAGGAAATGCTCTATTTAAAGCATCTCTTCGTTTTCCACATCCGCAGTCTTTTCCTGTTGCCTTAGCTACAGTATCAACTACTTTTTTTATTCCTGTTGATTTAGTAAATTTTTCTATACTATCTCCCAGTCCTCTTGATTTAATTTGACTTACTGAAGTTCTTTTCATAATTACTTTTTACAAGTACATGTTTTATAAGGGCATTCTTCTGCACTAAATAATAACATACTTAATAGCCAATTCCACTTACATTTAATTGCTTTAATCATTTTATTTTGCTTTACATCCAAAGTTGTTAGCGTAGTTAGCCATCTTTACCACTTTAGGAGAATACTCTTTAGTATTTTTCATTACAGCAGAGGCTCCACTACACGCATCTTTGAATCCGTTATTCATAGCCCACTTAGTAAAGTCTCCTTCATTTGACTTTTTAATTTGTGGGAACTTTTTCTTTTTAGTTCTGCCAGCCATTACTTACGTATTGCAGATCCTATTTTTTTCTTTACGTTGTTGATGCACTCGTAAGACATATTGTGATCTCCTCCATACGCATGACCGTAATCTTTTTTAGACATTGCTTTAGATTCGTCTCTTCTTGATTTCATAGATTGAGACTTCTTTCCATTTTTAGCACCTAATGACTCATCGAGTCTTGAGTTATAACCTTGTGTTTTTGATTTTCCGTACATAATAATTTATTTGTTTATTTATTTACAAAGATAATAATATTTATTTATCTAATTCCATTCTTTTCCAATTCGTATTCCTGCACCGTTTTTGTTGCTCATTCTGTCTAAAGCCTTCTGTCTGTTTTTCTTTCTTCGAGCATTTCCTTTATCATATCTTGTCTGTGTTCCTGAGGCTCTCTTTTCCGCTCTGCTTTTAGCTCTTGTTGATCTGTATTCTATTTTTGTATCAACCAGCTTCTCTTTCTTTTTTGCTTTATCCTGTATATTTGATCCTTTATCAGTTAATTTTTTTAAAGTATTTTTTAATTTTTCTTTATCTTCAGGAGAAGCATTTTTAATTCTGTCTTTAAGAGAAGCTAATTTACCTGTATTCTTTTGACCCTTCTTCTCCATTCTGGCTGCAGTCTTCTCGCCTTTCTTTTTTGTTCTTTCGTTTCTTTTTTCAACAAGAGCTGCAGTCTTAGTTGTTTTACTTGAATTTTTACTTAGTTTTTTAATAAACTTCTCGTCTTCTTTAATGTCCTTCTTGAGCTTTCTTTTATTTATCTTTGCTTTCCTTCCTTGTTTTCTATTGTATCTATCCATATCAACAGAAGGAGGCCTATTTACTTTAACTCTTTTTTTATTTGTTCCAGGACTATTCTTCTTTGTATCAGCTCCTCCTGGCTCATTATCAGGAGTTCCTTTTTTCTCTAAACGATTTTTTACTTTTATTTGTGCAAACTTATTCATTGCATCCTTAGTCTTGTCATCAAGTTTAACTGATTTTCCTAATAGTTTTGTTTTCTTTGCCATAATTATGATTTTTTAGCCGCTGCTACAGCCCCCATTATTGTTGATCCAAACTTACCTATTTCACCAACCATCTTTGCTTTTTGCATTGCTGCTGATGGACCTTTAGCTTTTTTATCTTTATCAGTAGTATCGAAATCAATAATTTGTTTCTTCTCTACTTTATCAAGTTTCTTTGGTGCTTTTGATTTAGGACCAGTCTCAGTTGATAGTTCATCCCCGTAATTAGGATTCATTTTTAGCTTCCCTCCATTCATATTAGCGTAAGAAGATGCTTGAGCTTTTCCTACCGCATTATAAGCGAAGGTTCTTTTTTTTCCGTTAGGCAGAGTTACAGTTGGCATAATTAATATTTTTTAGGTGTAGGACTTTTAGATAAAGGCTTTGAATCTCTATAGCTCTTTACTTTATTTATTACTTTTCTTGCTAATTTAACATTAGGGTCATTTTTCATTAAACCTATAACATTTCTCTTTACTTTACCAACAAGCTCTTTAGGGGTAGAATTCTTAATATTTTTTATCTTTTGACTTACCTTCTTCTTAATCATTGGGACAACATTCTTTAACTTAGTATCTACAATGTTTTTATTTTTAAGATTTTTCTTTTTTGTAGGATCTGGCATAATTTTATTAGTTTTGTTCTTGCAAAGATACAAATTAAATTGAATGTCAAATATAGTAAGAAAAAACTACGATAGGGTTCAACCCTCTCATGACTACATGAAGTATTGGAGGGTGATAAGGTATTGGGCTAAAGCCAAATACAAGGTCGGAACTCCCGATGTAGAGATGCTTTTATTCCTTTATAGCGAACAGCTTTTTAATAAAACAAAGTTTAAAGAATTTGAAGAATGTATGTCGTGGGACGAACCCAGATTTTACAGACTCTTAAAGCAAGGATGGATCCATATATGGCGTAAAAAACAAAATGGAGAAGCTGCTTTATACGAGCTTTCTTATAAAGGCAAGCGTATGATAAACACTATATACAAAAAATTGAATGGAGAAGAAATAGGGGAAAGCCCTAAGACTAACCCTTTATTTAGATATGACGCTTCTTATACAGATAAGGTTTATAGAAATATGATTATAGAAATGAATGAGTTTATAAAACAACAACGACATCTCGCTCAGTAATAATCGTATAAGGATTTTCTTCAATTAACATCTCGTGTCCTGCTGACTTATCATAATATACAAAGTCTCCTTCATTAATAACATTAACATCTGTACCAGCTTTTACAACTTCACCTTTACGATATCTAAAGTCTGAAGCATCTTGAGCTGACAATAAAAGACCAGACTCTGTTTTTAACTCTTCACTTATCTTATTTATTACTATGTATTTTCCTATTGGTTTCATATTGTTTTATGTTTTCTAAAAGTTTGTTGTTGGAATTTTCTGTTTTAAATAGCCACCTTAAGAACCACTTCACGCTCTTTTATGAGTTACAATAGCATTAGTGGTAAGTATAGTTGTAGCAACACTAATAGCATTTAACAATGCTTCTTTAGTTACTTTAGCAGGATCTACTATACCCATCTCAAACATATCTCCATATTCCTTTCCAACTACATCATAACCCCTATTGTTTATTGGTTGCTCAGGCTCTTCGTCTGCTGTACCTAACATCTCTGGAGTATATATCTCTGACATGATTTCTTTTTCATCCAACCCAGCATTAGCAAGTATTTGTTGTAGAGGTGCTCTTAAAGCTTCTCTTAACATCATCTCCCCAGCTACATCTTCCTCTATTATCTCGTGAGCATTGTCTTCACAACTGCATCCAAAGTGTCTCGCAAAATCATATAGTAACAATCCTCCACCAGGTACAATCCCTTCCTGTAGTGCGGAACGCACTGCACAGACAGAGTCATCGACTCTGTCGAATTTTTCTTTTTGCTCTATATCAGAATTAGCCCCTACATATATACAGGCTATTCCTCCAACTAAAGACGCTATACGCTCATTAATAAAGTCACGCTCATGTTTAGCTGTTAAACTTTTTTGCTGCTCTTTAAGCTCTTCTACTCTTGTTTTAGTTTCTTCACTAATATTTCCTCCCTTAACAATAACAGTAGATGATTTCCCTACCATAATTTTATCAGCATGACCTAAGTCAGCCATAGTTATAATAGATAAGTCATCTCCAGTTTTTTCAGAAAAGTATTTAGCTCCAGTTGCAAATGAAATATCTTGCATGAGCTCGTGAGTTTTATAGCCAAATGAAGGAGGTAGAATATTACAGAACTTTAATCCATTACGCTGTACATTGGCAGCCAACGTATTTATAACATTCCCAGAACAAGTTCCAATAATTAAAAGTTTCTCTCCAGCATTAATAATTGGTTTAAGTATATTCTCAATTTGAAGTATATTGTTAATTTCAGTATCACATACTAATACTTTAACATTCTCCATAATACACTCATCTTTTCTTTGATCATTAATAAACATTGGAGAAGTATACCCTCTATCAATCTTTATACCATTAGTAACCTCAGAGTAAGTTTGATCCGTTTGAGATCTCTCAACTGTAACTATACCATCTCTGCCTACCTTTTTATATGCCTCAGCTATAATCTTTCCTAAGTCATTATCATTATTAGCAGATATAGAAGCAATGCTATCCAGCATATCATCAGTAACCACAACAGATCTTTCTTTAATGTTTTTTAAAATAACATCAGAGTCATATCGTATCCCATTTATAATATCAAATATATTGTGATGTGGTTGTATCCACTTTTGACCAGCCTTCACTAAAGCCTCAGTAAGGACAATAGCTGTTGTTGTACCATCGCCCGCTACGTTAGCGGTTTTCTCAGAAGCTTGCTTTAACATTTTAACAGCAAGATTCTCTATAGGATCATCAAGATGAATAGACTTAGCTACAGTAACACCATCCTTAGTTATAGTGAGTCCTTGTAAATGCTCAGTAGACTCTATAATAACTGTGTTGCCCCTTGGGCCGAGAGTACTCTTAACTGCTTTAGATATTTTAGAGATTCCCGATATCAGTTTATCTCTTGCCTCTTCATCAAATGACAGGTCTTTTGGGATGTATCCTTGATCTTGCATGTTGTTGTGATTTAATTAAAATTTATTTAATGCAAAGATAATAAAAATATAGAGACAGTCTATGTCGATATGTTTATTTTTAAATCTGTATTTATATATATATATTTACTACTATTATTATTATTTATTTATTAATAAAAATAGAGTTAAAGTTAACATATTAACATATTTTAATATAATATATTATAAATCAATAAGTTATAAAATGTTGAGTTAAAAAAAAGATAACATAAATATGTTGAAGATTAACATATATATAAAAAAAGAGGATGAATAACGAATCAACGTACCCAACCTCTTCTCACAACAGAACATCAAAGGGATGTTTTTTAAAAATCTAAATTTCTAAATTTCTTATTATCTTCAGCTCTCTCAATACCATCAGCTATTTCATTTATTTTTTTCTGACGATCAGCAGCAGTTTTCATACGAGACATTTGAGCTATTCCAGTCTCTCCATCTCTACGGTCATTTCTTAGCATACCATCTTTTACATAAAGCCCATCGACATAGTCAGAAGCTCCAGAAGGTCTTTCAAAAGGGTTTGTCATTTTTTTCATAATTAATATTTTTTATTTGTTTTTAGTGTTTGTCTTTTTCTTACAACCTTCTTTACTTTTATAGTAGGCTTCTTAGGTGTCGTTTTCTTTGCCATTGTTTTATTTTTTACAAAGATATAAAATTTTTTGAGATGTCAATAGGTTGAGGGTTCCCCTCGGTCATACGCTCGGCATCCGTCTCAGGAAACGAAAACAAAATCTTACCCCCCCCCGCTCAAATTGTTTTTTTTTATGGGGAATTTTTGCCGTTTTTACTGGTCGCCCCTCTACTCCTTACCAGTTGCCCCCCTGCTCCCCTGCTCTCGTTCCTTGTTCGCTCCTATTGTCTGCAGATCTTCACACCTTCCCCCAGTTTCCCCACGCCTCCCCCAACTTAAGCCTAAAATAAAAGGTTAACAGGTCAAGAGGTTGACCTTAATACCCCCACGAACCCCTCAAAACATAAACAAAACACCAAGAAAACACAAAAAATTTACCTCTATAACCTGCTGACATTCAACGCCTTACAATTTATTTTAACATTGGGACAAAAATACTTTGTTTTTTATTAGGATTATTAAAAAGTATTGCCGTATCTTTGCACAAGAAATAAATACTAATACTAATTTAATACAAAAAAGATGCTAAGAACAAACACAAAAAAATATCTATTAAATATGGAAACATTTTTAACTGATGCAATTACTGGAGAGGGTTACAATGTAAATGTAGAGACACCTAAACAAAAATTTCAATTTGTAGTAAATCAATTTTTTACAGAGTTTGAATGCGAATACGCAAGAAGAAGAACGCCAAACTATCAACAGAGGGTAGGCGAATGGTTATCAGGTGTACCATCTTGTATAGATATTCCTTTTTATAATGTAGATATTTTAGCACTGGCAAAGGATTTGCAAGAGATAGAAGGAGACACCAAAAAAAGTTGGGAAGATGCAGTATTAAAAAACTACTGGGGCTTTATGGCTCATCACATCATAAAACTACAAGAAAAATACAACGATTAAAAAAAGAATTTAACAAGGGGGAGAAATCCCCCATAAAACCAAAAGAAAATGACACAACAAGAATTTAACAATTATTTCAAAATGGAGATTTTACCACTAATCGCAAAACAATATGAGCAAGATGGAATTCCTGACAGACCAGCAAGGAGAGA